TTAGTGGCTCATCTGCTGGAGGTAACGAGTTAGGTCAGCAGATTGCAGTTGCTATCCAAACTGAACTAATTAAACAAAAACGTGCTGGAGGTTTATTAGCATAATGGCAACTTTTCCAAGTATCACTCCACAATATTCGACACAAGAAACTGTAAATCAAGAAAATATTGTTGTAAAACTAGGTGACGGCTATCAACAGCGTTTTATTTCTGGTTTGCCAGCAAACAAAAGATTAATTACTTTAAATTTGACTTTTAATGTTTCCACCACAGACGCAACAACTATTGATACTTTTTTAGATGCAAGATTTGATGATCAGGCAAATTTTGATTTTACACCGCCACATCATTCTTCAGCCTTGAAATTTGTTTGCACCAGAAGATCCAGAACAGCGATTTTGGATAATAGAGTTACTATGAATTTAACATTTGAAGAAGTAGCGGAACCATAATGGCAATACCAGTTTCTGAACTGCAAAAACTGAATCCCAGTTCAAGAATAGAACTTTTTGTAATGGAACTTGTAGAAGGTTTGCATTATGCCACAGGAAACCCATCTAGTGTTCCCACTACATTCAGATTTCATGCTGGCTCTAGTATGAACTCAAATGCAGAAATAATCTGGCAAGGTAATTCTTATCAAAGATTTCCTATTACCTTTGAAGGTGCTGAGTTTACTGGAAGAGGTCAAGTTCCAAGACCAACCTTAACTGTTGCAAATCTAGGAGGTATAACCAGAAGTGGGTCAGTTATTACTGTTACCGATTTAATGATAATTGTTAATTTAACGACACCTCATAATGATTTGGCAGATGCAAAAATAACAAGAATTACAACGCTTGCAAGTGAACTTGATGCTGCTAATTTTCCTAGTAGTAGCAATCCATTTGGCACACCATCATCAAATGAATTACCGCAAGAAATATTTTTTATTGATAGAAAAACAAGTGAATCAAGAGAAATTGTTCAGTTTGAACTTGTAGGAGCTTTAGATCAAGCAAATAAAAAACTACCAGCTAGACAAGTCACAAGAAATGAATTTGCAGGGGTAGGTACATTTGTAAATTAATAATGAATTATTTATGGAAACAAGATGCAATAAAACACGCACAGCAATGTGATCCAGAAGAGTCATGTGGAATTGTTGGATTGAAAAATAAAGAAGAAAAATATTATCCTTGTAAAAATATTGCAAGTGAGGCTAAATTAGAATCTTTTGTAATAGACCCTTTGGATTATGCAGATGTTGAAGATGATGTAGATGAAATAATTGGCATTGTTCATAGTCATCCACAAGATATTTTAGAGTTTTCTGAGTCTGATAAATATAGTTGTAAATCAATAGATTTAACTTTTTATCTTGTTTCACCGAAATCGGATAAAATAGCAGTAATAAGACCTGATGAAATAGATGCTTAAAAAAATAAAAGTTTACGGCACTTTAAGAAAATTTTTAGGTCAAGCTGAATTTGAAGTTGATCTTAATACACCTAGAGAAGCGATAAGTTTTCTGGTTTGTAATTTTAAAGGTATTGAGAAACATATGGCAAATCAGATATATACAATCCAAGTTGGAGCAAGAGTTATTACAGAAGATTTATTAAATTTCAATACACAAGAAGATATAAAAATTATTCCTATTGTTCATGGAAACTTTTTTAATTTTATTATCGGAGCAGCATTAAAATTTGTTGCACCAAAATTTATAGGTTCAAGTTTGATTGTCAATGCTTTAGGTGCGATAGGTACGAGTATGCTGATAGATGGGGTTACAAGTATGCTTGCACCACAACAAAACACTGTAAATCCAATAAGCGGTCAAGACAGTTTAGACCCAGCAGCTTTGGCTTCTAACTACTCTTTTACAGGGCTAACGAATATTAGTAATGCTGGTGTTCCTGTTAATTTAGTATATGGTGAAATCTTGGTTGGAAGTATTGTGGTTTCTAACGGTGTTGATACTGTACAGGTGGAGGGTAACAACTAATGGCTATACAAGAGTTCGACCAGAATACAGTATTCAATAACCCTGATCTTCCTAGTGGTGCATTATCTTCTAAACAATTCAACACAATCGTGGAGTTGCTTGGGGAGGGAGAGCTAGAGGGATCAGCAACAGCGTCAAAGGCTGGTATTACAGATAAGACTTCTACTGCATATTTCAATGCTTTTAAAAAAGATATATTTCTAAATGGTACTCAAGTTTTACAGGAGGCTGCAAGCAATACAGCACCACAAGATAGTGACTTCAACTTCAAAGATGTAGGTTTTGACTTCAGACTTGGAACAGCTAGTCAGACATTTATTGAAGGAATATCGAATATTGAAACAGAAACAGTTATTGGTACAACTGTAACAACCTCAAGCCCTGTTACTCACACTGTTAGTTCAAGTGATATTAACGCTGTCAGAGTTACACTTAGATTTCCTTCAATGCAAAAGTTTGAAGATGATGGTGACATAAATGGAGTTGAAGTTAATTTATTAATCAAAACAATAGAGAATGATGGTACAACAACCACAGTAATTGATGACACAGTAAGCGGTAGATCAACAAACGCATATTTTAGGGATTATATTGTCAAGCTTAAATCAACAACATCTTTTCCTGTTGCAATAAGAGTTGAAAGAGTAACAGCAGATAGTACAGATGCAAAATTAGTAAATGCTTTTCAGTTTCAACAGGCCACTAATATAATTTTTGAACAGAACGCATATGCAAATACTGCTCATGTTGCACTTAGGTTTAATGCTGAACAGTTTCCAAGAATACCAAAAAGAGTTTATAGGATAAGAGGTCGTAAGGTAAAAATTCCGCACAATGCAACTGTAGATTTGCAAACTGGTGCGATATCTTATGCTGGCACTTTTAACGGCACTTTTAAAACAGATAAAGAGTGGACAACAGACCCAGCTTGGATTTTATATGACCTACTTACAGAAACAAGGGCTGGCTGTGGAATTGCAGAAGCAAATCTAGATAAATTTACCTTTAAAACAGTAAGTGAATATTGTGGAGCATCAGTAGATGCTGGTAATGGTGATGGGTCAACAGAACCTAGATTTAGCTGTAATGTAAACATCACGCAGCAACGAGAGGCATATTCATTGATAAATTCACTTTGTTCTGTAATGAGAGTAATGCCTTTTTATTCTGCTGGTGGTATAGCGATATCTCAAGATTCACCAAAAACAGCAAGTTATATTTTTACAAATGCAAACGTCACTGAAGCTGGTTTTTTATATGCTGGATCAAGTTTAAAAACTAGGCACACAGTGATAAATGTCAGTTATTTTGATATGACAACTCAAGAGGTTGATGTTGAAACTGTTGAAGCTGATTCTTCCACTCAGACAAAATATGGAATTGTCACAAAAAATATAAAAGCTTTTGCTACAACAAGCCGTAATCAAGCCAGAAGGTTAGGCAGATGGTTTTTATATAATGAACAAAATTCTGGGGAAACTTGTTCTTTTTCTACCACTGCGGCTGCTGGTGTATTGGTTCGCTGTGGTGATGTAATAGAAATATCTGACAGACTTAAGGCTGGTGTAAGGCGTGGAGGATTGCTTAAAAGTGTTACCAGTACAACAGTTGTTGTTTTAGATGATTCTACAAACACAGATATTCCAAGCTTAGGAGATAGTCCAACACTTTCAATTATTTTACCTGACGGGTCATTAGAAGAAAAAACAATAAGTGCTATCTCTTCAACAACTATTACTGTTTCTTCTGCATTTAGCACCGCACCAAATGAACACGCCCCTTATATTCTTGAGACTTCAAATTTACAAACCACAACTTGGCGTGTAATAAGTGTCAAAGAAAATGAAGATAAAACTTTCTCAATTACAGCTTTGTCACATGATTCTGGCAAATATGCCTTTGTTGAAGATGGCACAACAATGCCAACAAGAAATATAACAATCCTTACAACAGTTTTAAATCCAGTAGAAGGTTTACAAGTTAGTGAAAAAATTGTAACTATTAACAATAAAGCAATATCAAAACTTATTCTTGATTGGCAAACACAATCAGGAGCAAGTAAATATGAAGTTCAATACAGATTTGCTAATGGTGATTTTAAAAAGATAGAAACATTATCAAGTGATGCTGAAATATTTAATAGTGATGCTGGTATTTATGAAATAAGAGTATTTAGTTTTAATGGTTTAGGGCAACCATCAAGACAGCCAGCAGAATTAACATTTACTGCTGTTGGTAAGACCGCACCGCCATCTGATATTACAAATCTTACTTATGAACCTATTTCTGATAAAGAAATAAGGCTTAGATGGGATGCTGTAGCAGACCAAGATGTTAGAGCAGGGGGAAGAATCCATGTTAGGCATTCTCCAAAGACAGATGGGACTGGTACATTTTCAGATGCAACAGACCTTGTTTTTGCATTAAGCGGAGCATCTACAGAAAAAGTTGTTCCTTTATTAGAAGGAGAATATATTCTTAAAACACAAGATGATGGAGATAGATTCGGTACAGGAGAAACTTCACTTGTCATAGATTTACCAGAGGCACAGCCAAAATTATTAGTACAAACAAGAAGAGAAGATTTAGATGATCCTAAATTTCAAGGATCAAAAACTAATATCGGTTTTGATTCTGGAACTGGTGCAATAAGTTTAGCTGGTACAGGAAATTTTGATAGTAGTACAGATATTGATTCTGAAACCTCTATTGATGATATAGGTGGAGTATCTACAACTGGAACATATTTATTTAATGAAACTTTAGATTTGGGTGCTGTTTATAGTCTTGATTTAAGAAAATTAATTCAAACTGGGTCTGTATATTCTTCTGATTTAATTGATTCAATATCAGATTTTGATGCAAGACAAGATTTTGATGGTGCTTCCAGTGTTGATACTAATGCAGAAGTTTTTGTTCAGACTTCTCAAGATGCCAGTAGTTACTCAGGTTTTCAAAAGTTTGCGAATGGAACATTCAAAGGTAGAGCATTTAAGTTTAAATGTGTGTTATCAACACAAGATACAAACCAAGATATAAGAGTTAGTCAACTTGGATATTTTGCTGAATTACAAAGAAGAACAGAACAAAGCACAACAACTATTGCATCTGGAGCAGGGGCAAAGGCAGTTACTTTTAATAGCCCATTCTTCACAGGCACAAGTGCTTTACTAGGTGCAAACTCTAACCCGCCAGCAATAGGAATTACAGCATTTAACATGGCATCAGGTGATTTCTTTGAATTAACAAGTATTGCTTCAACAGGTTTTACTGTTCACTTCAAAAATAGTTCTGGAAGTTCTGTTGATAGAAACTTTAACTTTACTGCTATTGGTTTTGGTAAAGGGTAAAATTTAGGATATACTAAAAAAAACAGTAAAAGCTAATGGCAAGAGTTGATAATACTGGGGGAAGTGGCTTTACAGTTGATAATGGTACTGGTCTTGTTGTTCGTACAAAGTTAAATCAAATAATTGCAGCGTTATCTACATTAAATCAAGGATCTGGCACACCTTCTATCGGTGTTGGTGCGTATTCTTATTTTGTTGATGGTAATACTTTAAAAATACAAAATGCAGCTAATAACGCAGCGATTACGTTAGGTGATGTAAGCCTTACAAACTTTGGTCATGCTTCTTTATCTGCCAGTAATACTTTTGCTGCGGCAACAATATTTAGTGAAGATGTAACTTTAACAGGAGCAAGTGCAAATATTGTTTTTGATAAATCAGATAATCAACTTGAATTTGCTGATAATGCAAAAGCTGAATTTGGAACTGGCGGAGATTTAGAAATTTATCACGATGGCACAGATAATCACATTGTCAGTACTAATGGACAAATTAATATTCAAACAAGTTCAACTGAAAATTCTATTCAATGTATTCCAGATGCACAAGTAAAATTGTTTTATAATGCGTTTTACAAGTAAGTACTTCATCAACAGGAATAATTTTTGCAGATGATAAAAAAGCTAATTTTGGAGGAGAATCGGATTTATCTATCTACCATGACGGATCAAATTCTTATATAGATGATTCTGGTACAGGTAATTTATTAGTTAGAGGTAATAATATAGAGCTACATAAATATACTGGCGAAGATTATTTAAAATGTATTGCTAATGGAGCCGTAGAATTATATCACGATAATGTGAAAAAGATAGAAACAGCTTCGGGAGGAATATCATTAACAGGAGGAGCCGCAGCTAATATTACAGCCCTTACTGATGGGTCAACAATAACAATAGACATGGCTACAGCCTGTCATCATTCAGTAACGCTTGCAGGGAACAGAACATTTGCCGCACCTTCAAACCAAGTTGTAGGTCAGGCGGGGAGTCTGTTCATAACGCAAGACGGTTCAGGATCTCGTACGGCTTCATTTAACGCAGCATTTAAATTTGTAGGAGGAACAGCACCAACATTATCAACTGCTGCGGCTGCGGTTGATCGAATAGATTATGTAATTTTATCTAGTAACGTAATCCATTGTGCAGTTTCATTGGACGTTAAGTAATGGGTTTTTATGATGCAATAAGAGTAGGAGCTGCTGGAGCAGCTGATAC